ATGTAGCACCTAATGGTAAGGAGTACATGGGTCCTGGTGGTGGTCCTAAGCGTGAACGTAAGGCTAAAGAAGCTACGGAACAAACCCCTAAGAAAGCTCCCCGGCGTCGTCCTACGGGTCGTGAGGAGATGATTGCTCAACGGTACATGGATAACGAGAAGAATAAAAAGAATGGTCCCGTTATAGGGTGATAAGTAATGGCTCCTAGAAGGCAAAAACCACTTGAACGAGTCCTGGAAGATGCAGCTTTTGCTAACCTATCCGATGATAAAGGACAACGGTTAATTTTTGACTATTACAAACGAGCTGGTTACTTACCTGCTAAAGATGCTCAGGGGCATACATTTAAATCTTTACAAGAGTATCTTTCAACTGTTCAGCGGCTAGCAGAACAGGAACGTCGTAAAAACCCTAATGCTAAACCTGCTGAATGGTTAAAAGCTGCTGAAGCTAGACTTGGATTTAATAGGCAAATTAGATCAGCTAAAACTGGTCAAGAACTTTCTATTGTTGCCGGTAAACAATTAGAAGATCCAAAACAAAAATTTGCTAAAAATCGAGTTGGATCCGTGTTTCCATTAGAAATTGGAGATAACGGTAAAGTTCGATTTAATAAGCGCAAGTATATGTCAGCAGAAGGTGGGTTACCTAGACCAGTTTATGATCTCATTTCCTCTAAACACGGTCAAGAAGTAGCTGATACATATCAAAAAGCTGTTCGTAAAGAATGGAAAACCATGGGAGATGTTGGCAGAGAGCTAGCTGCTAAAACAGGCATCCCTTTTGATCGTGGTCATTGGTTATCTAATAAATACGGAGGAGCAGAAAGTGCTAGAGCTGGAGCACTTGAGATTGCTGTATTAAATAGGTTACATGGTGCCGCTCCTAGAGGTAATATAGAACGTTTAAAAGTAACAGGTAGAACATCCTCTGGATGGTTAGATGATTTCTATGAGTGGGACTTTACTAACAACAAATTAAACGTATTAGGTTCAGAACACCTTAAAGTAGCTGATTTACAAGAAATTGTAAATGGCACAAAAGATCCGAATCAAATCGCTGCTCAACGTTTAGCTGAATGGGAAGCAAGAGGTAGAACTCCAGATCCCGATCCGATTGGCAATATTTTTGGATCACAACTTGGTGGAGAAACCATTAACCAGCAAAGATTGCGGATGATGGAAGAGCAGTTGGATTCTGTTTCTAAAACAGGTATTGACCCTCAAACTGGTAATCCTGTATCACCAGAGCGTTTAGATGAATTGCAAAGAGGAGCTAAGGCTGCTAAAAAATCAACAAAGTTGATGCCTGACCGTAAAACACTTAGAGCAATGGCTGCAGCCGGTATTATGGCACCCTCTGTTCTTGGTTCTATGGCTAGTGCTGCTGAAACAACTGGTCGTGTACAACTTGCTCGGCAAACTGGTAATCCTGTTGATTGGATTCAAGCTGGTTTAGCTGGGGCTTCATCTGCTGGTGATCTTGCTGGATATACAGGAGCTTTAGCTATTCCTGGTGAAGTTGTTTCTACTGCTGCTGATTTAGCTAATGTAGCTATTGACACTGCTAGGATGCCTGCTCCTAGACCAACTGCTATACCCCAAGCACAAACACGTCAACGTACTGCTACAGCAGCCCGTACTCAAGGTCAAGTAATGCCTAAGGCTAAACCTCTGAACCTAGCTAACGAAGGTCAGTACTTTATTGTTAACCCAATTCGTAGTGCCTTTAGCAGCATCTTTGGTAAGCGGGAGATTTAATCCCCTTTTTAATACATTTACCTAATTAACCATGCCAACAAATAAATCAACACAAAAAGCTAAAGATGCTGATGCCGCTCGTAAAGCACGGTTGCAGGGATCTGAACTTTCAAAAATAAATATGAAAGGTATGAGCCTTAAGGAGATGGAAGTTGCAATTCGAGAAGCAAAAGCTCGGGCTGCTGCAGCTTACTCTGCAGGAAAAGATGTAGCCCCTAAGCCAGTTAGTAAGCCACCTCAAGGAAAGGAAAAGCTAAAGCTAAATCAGAGACTCAGAAGGTCTGAAGAAAAGAGTGACCGAGAGTCTCGGCTAAAAGCAGCTAGAACACAGGTTGAACCCAAACCTGCATCTAAGCCTGCATCTAAACCTGCATCTAAACGTGCATCTAAACCTACACGTGGTACATCTGGTGTGAAAACTAGTAATACAGCACCACCCTCTACTCAACGGTTTGGGCCTGGTGGAATGATGAGTACTGTTGATCAACCGCATGAACGTCGGTTCCAATGGAGACGTTGATTAATTAAACCAACGCGAGAGGTGCCTAGAATCCCCAGGAAGGCGCCTCTCCTCCCACCTTAGTATGTTTCCCCGTATGGATACTTTAACAGCCCTTAAAGGCGATTTTAAGCTCTTTCTTCAAGCACTGTGGTCACAGCTTGATCTGCCATCTCCTACCCGAGCACAATACGCCATTGCTGATTACCTTCAACACGGTCCTAAACGACTACAGATCCAAGCCTTCCGAGGAGTCGGTAAGAGCTGGATTACTGGGGCGTTTGTGTTGTGGACACTCTTCAATAATGCAGAAAAGAAGATCATGATCATCTCCGCTTCTAAAGAGCGTGCAGATAACATGTCAATCTTCCTTCAGAAGCTGATCATTGAAACACCGTGGCTCTCCCACCTAAAACCTAAGAGTGATGATAGTCGTTGGTCACGTATTAGCTTTGACGTTAACTGTTCCCCTCACCAAGCACCATCCGTTAAGTCCGTTGGTATTACGGGTCAGCTAACAGGTAGCCGTGCTGACCTGATGATTCTTGATGACATTGAGGTACCGGGTAACTCCATGACAGAGATGATGCGAGAGAAACTCCTTCAACTCTGTACCGAGGCTGAGTCTATCCTTACACCAAAGAAGGACTCACGCATTATGTACCTGGGTACACCACAGACTACCTTTACCATCTACCGTAAGCTAGCTGAACGTAACTATCGTCCGTTTGTTTGGCCATCACGTTATCCCCGTAAAGACAAACTAGCTCAATACGAAAACCTCCTAGCACCACAGATCGTAGAAGACATTGAGATGGGTGCAGAGGAATGGACTCCTACTGACCCTGATCGTTTTAGCACTGATGATCTGCTGGAACGTGAAGCTGCTATGGGTCGTAGTAACTTCATGTTACAGTTCCAACTAGATACTACCCTTAGTGATGCTGAGAAGTTCCCCCTTAAGTTCTCCGATCTTGTTATTACCTCCGTTAACCCCACTCAAGCACCTGATGCTGTAGTGTGGTGTAGTGACCCCCGTAACGTCCTTAAAGACCTCCCTACTGTAGGATTACCTGGTGATTACTTCTACTCTCCTATGTCCCTTCAGGGGGAATGGGGACCATACACAGAGACAATCTGCTCAGTAGACCCATCAGGTCGTGGTACTGACGAAACAGCAGCTACCTACATCTCCCAACGTAATGGCTTCCTCTATGTTCACCAAGTAAGGGCATACCGAGATGGCTATAGTGATGCTACACTCCTAGACATCCTTAGAGGTTGTAAGAAGTATGGTGTTACTAAACTTCTTATTGAGACTAACTTTGGTGATGGTGTCATCGCAGAACTCTTTAAGAAACATCTACAACAAACTAAACAAGCTATTGACGTAGAAGAGGTACGGGCTAATGTACGCAAAGAAGACCGTATTATTGATTCCCTTGAGCCTGTCCTTAATCAACATCGCCTTATTGTTGATAGGTCTGTGGTGGAATGGGACTACAACTCGAATAAGGAAGCCCCACCCGAGGACCGTCTCCTATACATGTTGTTCTATCAGATGTCTAGGATGTGCCGAGAAAAAGGCGCCGTAAAACATGACGACAGATTAGACTCCCTAGCTCAAGGCGTTAAGTACTTTACAGACGCTATGTCTATTAGTGCTTATGAAGCTGTTAAGATGCGTAAACAAGAGGAGTGGAACGACATGCTTGAAACATTTCTAGATGATCCTCAATCTGCTACTAATCACCTCGTACTTGGGTTTAATTTAGACCAACGAAGACAAGCTAGAGGTAAGACAAAAAACACAATTCCTACTTGGATATAAAACAGGGGCAAATCCCTTGGTATGACGCAATCATGCCCCTAAAGGGGGGAGTGAAGGGTGGATCACTCCCTCCGAGGTAGAAGAAGACATGTCATTAGCTTCGCTAAAGACACATCTTCTTCTCCTTTACTAATGTCCCTGGGAATGGACATTCTGTAAGTACCTCCTCTCTCCTTACTCTAACTAGTACTGAATCTAGTGAGTACTGATTCTCCCCATCCATCTGAATCCCATCACCACCTATACTACTGTATGCATACCGCCACCCTCATACACATCACTCCTGATGCTGAAGATCTAATTAGTTACATGGCTAGGGTATCTAACCCAGCTAATCAAAACAACACTCAGACAAGTGCTAAACTAATTAAGTACCTAATTGATCATCAACATTGGTCCCCCTTTGAAATGGTTAACATGTGTGTCTCTATTGAGACTACACGTAGTATAGCAGCTCAGATCCTTAGACATCGTAGCTTTAGTTTTCAAGAGTTTAGTCAACGCTACGCTAAGGTAGAGAAGCAAGCCTCTATCCCAGAACTTCGTAGACAAGATACTAAGAACCGACAGAATAGTATTGATGACCTAGATGAAGTAGTAAAGAAGAACTTCCAGTTCCGTATTGGTAGTCTCTACTCTGACTGCTATGGTCTCTACAAAGAACTGATAGCAGCTGGGGTAGCTAAGGAGTGTGCAAGAGAGGTGTTACCCATGGCAGCACCAACTAAGTTGTACATGAATGGTACCATTAGGTCCTGGTTGCATTACTGTGATCTCCGTACCTCTAATGGTACACAAAAAGAACACGCACAGATAGCAGCACAAATACAAGACATCCTATACCAGTTCCTTCCTAACGTATGTAATGCAATGTGGAACAAGAACTTAGACTGAATGAGTTCAAAGCACTCTATAAAACTTGGAAGACTAACATCCCCTACCTTGATCACTTACTGTTAGGGGTCTTAGTCTTTATTGAGAATGTTCTCATTAACAACCGTGTTAAAGTAGAACTTGATGAAGCCATAGAGGAGTGGGAAGATACTCTCCCACCACCTCCCCCTCCCATCTACACAGAAACCCCGTCAGCCACCTCTACAAGGCTCCCAGAGATGCGTCTAAGGGCGCCTTGGGTGGTTGGTACTGATGACACGGTAGAAGGGCGTTGAGGGGGCTCCTAGTGGGTCCCTTTAATTTTTGACATAATTTTGTGAAGGCTTATATCGACTGTGGTCTTCGCGAATACCCCCATATACGTACCCTAATTGCCGATAATTGCAATCCAGGACGCATACCGTATGCACTGTGCTGTGTGATTATTATCAGTATCAATCATGATTGCATCGGTATAACAATAGCTGAGGGGGTGCTATGGCTTATTGAGAATGAGTTGCAATAAGGATATGTAGTGATACGAATTAGTATCAGGATGTCAAGTGATCTGTAGCGACTAGCTAATCACTCAACACAGTATGGACAGAATGACGCTCAGCCTACGCTGTAAGGCGCAGCAAGGGCTGTGTAATAGTAATTAGGTAGTAGGAGGCGTATGAACAGTACAGCGCCATACAGAGGCATATAGACACCACTGACAGATACAAACAGCTGTTCACACTCACGCAAACTAACACGATCTC